TAAAACTCATACACATAGTTCTGGTACATTATCTGGTACTGCAAATGGTGAACCTGTAAGCATCAGTGGTAACACATCTCAGCCAAGTTAATAAATAACAATTAAAAGAGAAAACAATGGGCGTTAAGACAGCAAAAGGATACGAAGAATATCAAAATTCGGCAAAGAACCGAGATTTGTTTAGCGACTTTAATCAATCATTTTTACCTCACCCAAACACCGGCCAAATTATTCGTAAAACAAATGTTGATGCTGTAAAGATGTCATTACGTAATCTGGTGTTGACTAATAAATATGAAAGGTTAAGAAATCCAAGTTTTGGTGGAAATGTCCGCAGATGGTTATTCGAACCATCTACTGATTTAGAAGGTATTACTCGCGAAATCGAAAGACATATCAAAGAAATAGTTAGAAATAACGAGCCTCGAGTACGTTTACTTGAGGTCAGAGCTACGGGCGATAATGATCAAAATATGGTAAATGTGTATATACAGTTTAGTATCGTAACATCAGAACGAGACGAAGATCTCAATATCACGCTATACAGAGTAAGATAAAATGGCTATTACAAGCAACGATCTCACAACACTTGATTTCGAAACAGTCAAAGATAATTTAAAGACTTATCTAAAAGGTCAAGATTTATTTAAAGACTATGACTTTGAAGCATCGAATATTAGTGTATTGCTGGACATTCTTGCATATAATACGAATCTTAACGGTTTCTATTTAAACATGATTGCAAATGAGATGTTCCTCGATTCTGCTATGCTTCGAGACTCTATTATATCACACGCAAAAGAACTCAACTATTTGCCAAGATCATTTAGATCAGCACAAGCAACTATTAAAATAACGTTGAGTGATACATCCGATAATTCTACTGTATTGATTCCACGCGGTACTACATTTACAGGCAGATCTAATAATAAGAATTTTACGTTTACTACTGCTGAAAACGTTCAAGCAGGAAGTACAGCTGTTGCTAATCAGTTTGTAGCTAATAATGTAACTATATACGAAGGAGATTACGTACAAGATACGTATGTCACTGATAATAGTTCTCAACCTCGTTTTCTTATCACAAACAAAACAGTCGATACAAATAGTTTAAAGGTAATTGTAATCGAAGATAATGGCGCAGTAACATTGACATACGAAAGACGTGATTCTCTTTTTGGAATTGGCGCAACTGATCAAGTATTCTTTATACAAGCTGCCGAAAATGATACGTATGAAATTTTATTTGGTGATGGTGTTATAGGTAGACAACCTAAGAACAACTCTATTGTACTTATTGAGTATCGTGCTTGCAACGGCGAATTGCCAAATGGTCTTCAAGTGTTTACTGCTGACGATGATGTTGGTTCTGCGACGGTAAGCTCTGTTGAGACAGTGTCAAAAGCATCAGGCGGTTCTATTCCTGAAACACTTGAATCGATTAAGTTTAATGCACCGCGAGCATTTACAACTCAAGAGCGTGTTGTAACTGCACAAGATTATGCTACATTACTCAAAGCAAACTTTTCAGAAATCAATGATGTAGCTGCATTTGGTGGAGAAGAATTTGATCCACCTCAATTTGGAAAAGTTATTGTATCTGTAGATTTAAAGAATACAGATTTATTGCCGGATAGTTATCGAGAAAAATACAGATCATTTATTGCACCTCGCAGCCCCTTGTCAATCGATCCAGTCTTTGTGAAACCCGAATATCTGTACTTGTCAATTGATACGAAAGTTAAATATGACATTTCACAGACTTCATTGGGTGTTGATGACATTAAGAGTCTTGTTGTATCATCTATTCAAGCATTTAACGAAAATAATTTAAATGGTTTTAATAAGACGATGCGATACAGTAAAATGATCGCAGCGATTGATGGTTCGCAAAATGCAATCATCAGTAATGACACAATTGTAAAGGCAACTCAATATCTGCCTCTCGTAATCGGTGAGAGACAATCATACAAACTTGATTTTGCAATGACACTCAACGATACATTCGGTCATAGAATTAAAGAACAAAAAGTAAATGAATCTACTACTGTTAAATCAGGTAAGTTTAGTTTTAATGGATTGACTTCAAATATTGCTGATGACGGTAAAGGAGCATTGGTTGTTGTTTGTGAACCAGATGGTGGCGGTGATGCAATAGTATTAGCAACAGTTGGTAGTATCGATTATAATTTAGGCGTTTTGATTTTGGATGATTTTGCTACATCTGATCAACAATCTCAATTGAAGTTTACTGTAGTACCAAAAGAACGAGATATACCATCAATCAAAACATCCATTCTTCGAGTACTTGACGAAGATATTGTTGTACAAGTCGAACAGGTACGATTAAGTGGCTAGAGACCTCACGAAGGACATATCACAGCTTGTAAAGAACCAATTCCCATCATTCTATCATGATGAAGGGGAAATGTTCATTGCTTTTGTAAAAGCATATTATGAGTGGTTAGAATCTAATAATCAAGCTTTGTACCATAGCAGGCGTTTGACCGAATACAAAGATATCGATAAAACAATCGATGATTTTATCATTGACTTTAAAAACAAATATCTTTCTGATGTACAGTTCAACGTTGCTACTAATAAAAGATTGTTTGTTAAGAACGCATTAGAATTTTATCGTGCGAAAGGTTCACCACGAGCTGTTGATCTTTTCTTTAAATTAATCTATGGACTAGAAGCAAGAGTATATGAGCCATCGCGAGATCTGTTTAGACTTTCGGATAATGAATGGACAAACGAACGTTACTTAGAACTTCTACCTTCTGATAAAAACTTAAATTTTGTAGGAAAACAAATCTTCGGTTCAATTTCAGGTGCAACTGCATTTGCTGAAAAACTTGTTCGAGTTAAAACTGGTACTAAATTCGTTGAAGTATTATATCTGTCTGGATTATCAGATAACTTTATTACAAACGAATTAATATTCGCTTATGATATTGATCAAAGTTTAACAGACGAATTTAGAAATGAGGTAGTTGGATCCCTCACACATTTTACTATTACATCTTCTGATGCCAATTTTAAAGTTGGTGAAAGATTGTATGTTAAAACTGGCTCTGGCAAAAAAGCTCAAGTAATTGTTGCGGCTGTTCAAAATGCGGTTGGTGTTGTTAGCTTTAACTTTATAGATGGAGGTTGGGGTTTTTCTACAAATGCACAAGTTATTGGATCTGAAAAGACACTTACATTAGATGATGTAAGATTTACTAACAACGGTTATTTTTATCATAATTTTCCCTTTGAGCAGTTTACGACAGCTAAACAAGATCTCATACAGATTAATCTCGAAACGACTAACACAGCGTCAACAACTGCCGCTCTCGCCCTCAATACAGGAACAAATCTCTTTGCTACAATAGGTGATGTGAATGGCGCTCGTACTGTATGGGAAGGTATTTTGGTTGATAAGAGTATTCCTAACTCGACTCTTACTATCAACTATACCAAATCTTCATATACTAATAATTTGACAGACGATGGCAGACCAATTAGTGGCAATAACGAGATTACATTCTTATATTCAGGTATAGATCCAGAATACTACAACAGTGCGATTAATAATGTTACAGGCGATGGTAGCGACTTCTTTAAACGAGAACTCCACGTAAATGGTGTAAGGATTATGGGTGCTGGCACTGTTGGTGGACAAACAGCAGTACCAGATGCTTGGTTAGAAAAAGTTGGTCGTATGTTCGAACTGTTTACAGATCCTACCGGTACTGATATTAATGAATCTGCACAAAGAACTGTAATTAAAACATTAAACGGAGATAACGGTACTTATCATGCTGGACTACCAACTCTACAGAGAGTAGCAAGAGGTGCTGGTGCAGACTATAGCACAAACTTCTTGACCGACCCGGGTATTATATTTTGGAATTTAACAAACTTATTTGATACTCACGTACACAACGACATGGTGTGGTATCTAAACTCAACGGGCAGTGGGTATGGAGTCGGCGAAGATGATGCACAAGAAGTTATTGAACACGTTTTCCACACACTGCACATGCACGGTCTTAATGCAGTATCATTAAAGTTGTATCCGCAGACAAGTGCAGACTGGAATTCAGGTCCATTATATAATGCAATGGTAGAAGCATACGATGGCGGATTTTGGGACTCATCCGGATATGGTGGAGCAAACTTTAAGACTGATCCAGATGCATTTGAAGTTGCGGCAAAAGAATATTTGTATTTGTTAAACTTCTGTATGTTTGACTACTCTGACTTGTGGGACGGTGATAGTCTTGCTCCTGAGTGGTCTGATACTGTTAAGACTCCAGCAGGTATACAAGCAAATTTACCGCTAGGTTACGCATTACACAACACATACATTGCTCCTGTTATTAGTAAGCCATCACTCGCTACTATTAATAGCATATTCCAAGATGGCAATACTCCATTACAAGACGATCCAAGTTTGGCGGGTGCGTCAGGATATGTTGTTGACGTTGTAAGTAGTAACAATGTTTTTGAGATAGATGTAACAAATACAAATAGCACTGACGTTTCTATTGAAGCGAATGTAATTGCTACGTCTAATACATGTACGATACGATATACAACTTCAGACAGTGATAAAAACATTTTAGCTGGTGAACAATTCTATCAAAATGATCCAGTTTACGGTCATCGATTTGCTGAAGCAACAGTATTAGCTACGGCAGCAAATAATGATGGTACACACGTTGATTTAAGAATGGACAGAGGTTATTTTAGAACTAATGTTACAATGAATCGTGTTAGAAATGTAAATGGTGTAACTGATATAGATTACACGATTACTAGAATGTCGAATGTAACTATTGGTTTTACTTCATATAGTGGCGGAGAGTTAAACTTTAGACAGCTCGCTAATACGTATACATCAAATACTGAGCTCGGAACTTATGGTCCAGGGTTGGCAAATAATGTTATTGGTGCGTCTACTGCAACAGCTACATTCAGAGCATCATCTTTTGATAATCTTGAAGGTCATACTGTCATTAAAACAACTGACAGAGAAGGAGATTTACAAGAAATTTCTGATATTGGTTTAACGACTGTTATTGATGAAGTTGCAAACGTAGACATTGGTGATCCTACTGGTTCTCTTTTCGAATGGATTCATAGTGGAAATACAATTAATTATAGTACCACAACGCTTAATGATGCACTCAACTACACAGAATCAACTATAGAGCTAGGTGAAATTGCAACGTTTGTTACAACATCTCCTGGTGAAGGATATGGAACAGATCCTTTATTCATAGTATATGAACCAACAATGTATCACGCAGAACGATATGACTTTTATATTAGATATAAAGAGGAAGAAGTAGAAAAGACTTATACAATCGGTGAAAAACTCAAAGTTGGTGATAATGAATTTGGTAAAATCTTTGCGGTTGATCTAGTTACGCGAGAATTGTATGCTACTCGATTACATTTAACACAGACTTCGAATACTGGATTATCTGAGAATTTGTGGACAACAGAAGATCCACGAATAGGTCAAACGATGACTGGTTTGACAAATGGAGATTCGGCAATTATCGAAGTTATTGATGAAGTAAGATGGTTGCCAAGATCAGGATTAAATACTGATGTCGAAGCAACAGCGCTATCGGGTTCTGGTTTTATTACTGATCTTACTATTCTTGATTCTGGTTTTGGTTATGAAGGCAAAAGAAAAGACACAACGATCAATGCTTATGTTAAAGGCGAAGAGATGACTCTCGCGTCGTTTGAAGATCCTGATAAAACAGCCCAAGTAATGGGTTTTAATCTTTCAAATGGTGTGGCGCCTGGTACACATCCAAATCGTAGGTCTTTCCTCAGTTCGGATAAATACATACACGACAATGATTTTTATCAAGAGTATTCATATCAAGTTTTAACTGCACTTCCTTTTAGTAAATATAAAAATACTCTTGTTGATGTATTACACCTTGCTGGTAGTAAACCATTTGGTGGATATGTAGGTACATCAGAAATTAAACTCAATATTACGACGACAGAAACATCAGCACAATTTAATATACGAAATTTTGGTGTATTTGTCAACGAAAACACTTTCTATAGTGCTAATGTAGCGTAGAGACTAAAATGGCAAAGAAATTAGTACCATCAGATTTTAAAACACATCTCATCAATCAGATTATCGAGTCTGTGACTGAGCGGGCAAATACTGCCTACTACGCTTATGTTGGAGATCATGAGACTGTTGCATCATCTGAAGAAGAAATTAATCAACCTACAGAAACATTTAGAAATACGAATACTAATGTATATCGTAATATGATTTTTGGTAAAAGAATTACTGCGCAAGACATGTCGTTCGTCATTAATAGGACTAACTGGATATCTGGTACAACATACGCAATGTACGATGATCAGAAAATCGATATTCAAGAAACAAATTTCTATGTAATGGTAGATGAAAATTCATTTAAGCACGTATATAAGTGTCTTTATAATAACAACGATGCGCCAAGTACAGACAAACCACTTTTTAAAAATGCCAAATATGAAGCAGATTTGTTTTCATCTGGAGATGATTACTACGAAACATCGGATGGCTATCAGTGGAAATACATGTATAGTATCACTTCTAGT